CAAGCCTCACCTTCGGGTGGGGCTTTTTCATTGCCGCTACACTGCAATAAAGAATGAACAGTTGCTGTGGCCGCGACAATTAACGCCACCTTGAGTAGCGCCACGGCCAACAGCTACGTCACGCTGGCCGACGCCAACTCGTACTTCGAAACGGTCCCCGACTCCGCCACCTGGACCAACAAGACCGACGACCAGAAAAACCGCGCCCTCATTTCCGCCACTCGCTGGATCGACAGCCTCAACTACCTGGGCGATCGCTGCGACGAAGACCAAGCCCTCAAATGGCCCCGCAACAACTACGACGTTGACGGCGTCGAGCTGGAGTGCTCCCTAATCCCCGCCCAAATCAAGTACGCCGCCTACGAGCTGGCACGCGCCCTCGCCAATGACACCGGCGCCATCACCGATAGCACTGGCACCACCGGCCTCTACGACGAAGTCAAACTGGGCGACCTCCAAGTCAAATACAGCAAAACCAGCCAAGCCGTCGGCACCATCAACAACGTCTTTGATGTTTACCCCTGGCTGCAGACCTACCTTGGCCCCTACTGCCTAGGCGGCTCGGGCTCCTTCCAACTCCGCGTCTACAGAGGCTGAAATGGCTGGCGCACTCGACTCCCTGTTCAAGTCCGTCGCCAAAGACGTCGTCGCCGAGCTTGGCACGTCCCTCGACACCACCATCACTTACACCCGCAAAGCCACCCCCACCTACAACACCAGCACTGGCGCACTAACCACAACCAACACCACCTACTCCAACATCAAAGTTCCAATCGAATTTGTGGTCTCCGAGGAAGAGGAAGGCCGTGAACAACGCCAAGCCAAGCTCTACATAACCCCCGACCTAATCGGCAACAACCAGCCAACCCTCGGCGATGAAGTCAGCTTCACCTACGCCGGCTCCAGCCGCACCGCCCAGATCACCGACATCCGCACCTACCGCGGCGGCCAAACCTACCTCTTCATCCTGCTGGTGCGCTTCTAATGGCACGACGCGGCCTGCGGGACATCTTGCCCGACCTCAACAAAAAACTCAGCGCCGACTACAACACCTTCATCCAACTGGCACTTGAAGGTCTCGCTAGCAAGGACCACAGCCCTGTCTACACGGGCTTTTTCGCCTCCAGCTGGAAGGCATCAACCCAACGCACCAAACCAACAGACCGCGTCGAAGACTTCGAGCCCTGGGCACAGCTCAAGAAACGCCGCGACAAAGGCGACACAAGCGCCTACAAAATATCGCCACGTTTTGCCGTCCCTTCTTTTCGCTACACCGACAAAGTATTTATCGGCAACAGCACGAAGTACGCCGCCTACGCCCTGGAAAACCCGAAAGTAGCCACTTTTGTACAGAGCCAACTTCGGCCTTTGCTGGAATCCACCTTTAACGAAAAACGCGCTCCTCAAGTCCTCGTTGGAACGACTCGCGGCACAGGCGGCTTGGGCTTCTTGGGCGGACGCGATTATGTTTCTTACGAGAGGATCTAACCGATGGCACTTGTAAGCACCCGCGCTGCATTTGAAAAAGCCGTCACCGACGCCGTGGCCGCCGTCGATCCCACGGTGACCATGGTGTACGACAACGTCCCCTACACCACACCCAGCAAAACCACCAAGTACGTGGCGATGACGGTGAACTTCACCCAAGCCACCATGCAAAACATGGGCGCCGCTTCCGACTTCTATAGCGGCGTCGTCCAGTGCAACGTCTACGTCCCCAAGAACGCTGGAACGTCCACCCTCTCATCCCTGTGCGAAGCGGTGATTGACGGCCTCACCTCCGTCAATGCCTCGGGCTACACCGACACCTTTACCTGCAAGCCCAAAGTCCGGGATATCACAGGCCCAACACCGTTGGACATTGAGGACCGCTCACACTTTGTGGGAATTATCTCTTGCCAATTCACGGCAAACGCCTAGTGTATTATTGAACAACCTGCACTTGCTCCATGCGAGCCGTTGAACTGCTCCGCAACAAATTCGGAGTCAGCCAGCTTTACAAGCACGAAGTCAAATCCGGCGACGAGACCCTGCTGGAGATCTACTGGCACCCGCTGACCATCGCCGAGCGCGAGTCCATCCAGAAAAAGTCCGGCACCGATGACGCCGGCGACTTCGCGCTGAGTCTGATGATCGAAAAAGCCCTCGACAAAGACGGCAAGCGCCTGTTCCAAGACGGCGACCGCGCCGCCCTCCGCCGCGAAGTCGAAGCCAGCATCCTCCAGGACATCCAACTGGCAATGCTGACCTCCGGCGCTGAAACCAAGGTGGAGGAAGCGAAAGCCGCCCTAAAAAGCTAATAAAGACTGGCTCTTCATCTTTTTCATAGCAAAGGAGCTGGGCATGACAGTCCGCCAGCTAACTCAGGAATTAACCACTGAGGAGCTGACGGGCTGGGCAGCCTTTTACGAGCTTAAAAGCGATGAAGAAGAAAAGGCCATGAACAGCGCCAAAACCGGCAAAGCTGTTCAAGCCATGAGCAGGCGTTAGACTTTCTTGAGAACTTCTGCGCCGCGCCGTGGCTAATTACAGCGTAGATATTGAAGTTGCGCTTAAAGGTGTAGACAAACTGCGCGACTTTGACCGTATTATTACAAATAGTGTAAACGAATTAAATAAACTTGAAAAGGCTCTAAAAAGCGTAAAACAACAGAATCCTTACGATGTTTCAGGCGCTAGAAGAGTAACGGAACTAGATAAATTACGTCTAAACATTATTAAAGAAACAAACCGCGCTTTAAGTGAGCAAGAACGCATCCAGAGAGGCATAAATAGTGAAATTGCTCGGCAAAATCTTGCCGTGCAAGTGCAGGCACGCAGAGCAGCTTCCCCTGGAGTGCAGCGTCGCACGATTGCTGGTATCGCCTACCCAGAAGGCGCCGGCCCAGGAATGGGACCTGGGGCACAGCGGAATATCGACTTGGCACGTATGCAGCGTGTCACCAATGCGCGTATCACGACTGCGTATCCGGGCCCCATTGGTCCAGGTCCCGCAAGTCCTGCAGCCTTACGTTCGCCAGTAGCCCGACGTATCCAAGAGGCTTTAGCTAGGCAGGCACTAATCGAAAATGCAGGCTTTGGCGTTCAAGGACCGGCAATGCCGCCGGCGCGGCCAAGTAGAAATTTTATCCCTCCGGGCTTGCGAGGACGGTTAGGCGGAGCAATCAGTGGAGGCGTTATCGGTGGCGCATTTCCGCTGCTATTTGGGCAAGGTGGCGCTGCAGCTACAGGTGGCGCGATTGGTGGTTTACTTGGTGGCCTAGCTGGTCCAGGCGGAAGTTTTGCCGGATCACTTGCGGGCACGTTGATTGGGAACATCGCGGGTCAGGGCCAACAAATTAAAGAACTGGCACAAGATATCGGTTTCTCTGCACAGCAGACAAAACTCTTGTCGAACGCATTTAAAGTTGCTAATACCGATGTAGAGAAATTTACAGGCGTTATCCAAAACATTCGGGGCCTGGGTCTTGATATTCAAGATCAAGGTCGCGCTATACAACTAGTCACCGAACTAACGAATAAGTACGGTGGTTCCTTTGAAAAGGTAGGTAACGCTATTACATCCGCCCTAGAAAGCGGCAAAGTAAGCCAAGCAACACTTAATCAACTAACGAGCCAAGGTATAAATGTTCAAGGCGCTTTAGCCACTAAGTACGGCGTAAGTCGAGATGCTGTACTGAAGATGGCCAAGGACGGCACTATATCCGTCCAAGATCTCGTAGACACGCTCGTCGATATGGGGAATAAAGGCGATGAAGCCGGCAAAAAGCCAAAATCTTCTATGGACGCTCTAAGTGAAAGCGTCCGTAACTTGCAGGATGCAACCACTAAATTAGCCTCTGCACTTGTTACAACTTTCGGTCCGGCATTTAAATGGCTGACTGACAGAGTAACAGACTTCATTAACGCCGTCTCTCGCGCAATTTCTCGACTGGGCGATCTCATGAGAGGAGGTCGAATGACTCAAGCCACGATTCTTGCTGAACGTGCAGCAGAAACAGCAACAAATAAAAAATTCGGTGTTCTATCTAGAAGTGGTATACCCGGTCTCAATAAAGCTGGGGCACAAGCTTTTTACGAAGCTACAAAACAGTCAGAACTAAAAAGACTTGTACCCGGAGCTTTTGCACCGCCAGAAACACCTGTACCACTAGAATCGTTTACCGCACCTAGCCAAGCACCAGCTGCAGGCGGTGGCGCAGGCTCGACTGCAGCCGAGAATAAAGCCAAAAGAGAGATTGAACGGGTTAAAGAAGTAATCCGTGCCCAAAGTTTAGTTACCCTTGAAAATCAGCGTCAACTTATATTTAAAGACGCCATTTTTAAAGCTGAACTAGCTAACGATCCGATACTTGCACGTCGTCTACAAGGAGAGCAACAATTACTTGAGTGGGGCATCGAAACTGCCAACTTACTTGAAAAAGAGAAAAACTCTAATGCCCAACTAGCCATTGCTAAAGCTCAACAAGCAAAACAAGCTGTAATTATACAAGAAACAGAGCAAGCTTTGCTACAGCTAGATATGCAGCGTAAAGCAACTGGCTATGAGTTACAAACTCAATTACAGCAAGAAGCTTATATTTTGCAGCAAACTTTAATTGGTAAAGGTGAGGAAGCGCGCTTAGAAGTTGAAATAGCTAACGCAATACAGGGTAAAGATGCAGCTCAAACAGCGAGTATCGCTACCCAAATGCGTAAAAATGCCGAACTTACCAAGGAAGTAGAAGCGCAGCAAAGACTTCATGGTTTAGTAAATGATGTCGGCAATACAACAATGCGCGTGTTTCAGGATCTTATTTTTGTTACTAATAGCTGGCAAGAAAGCCTTGCCGGAGCCCTCAACATGATGGCCATGACGCTGGTGCGTTTTGGTCTAACTTCCTTAGCAGATATGGGAGATCCCAAAGGTCAAGGGGTAGGTCTCCTCAGCATCCTTACGGGCCGCTTTGGTAAGCGTGCAGCTGGGGGTCCAGTCTCTGCTGGTTCGCCCTATCTCGTCGGCGAGCGTGGCCCCGAACTGTTCATGCCGCGCACCAGCGGCAGTATCTACCCCAACGACGCCCTCGGCATGGGCGGCGCTAATGTAGTAGTGAACGTCGACGCCAGCGGCTCCAGCGTGCAAGGTAGCGGACCCGATGCTGCTGCCCTGGGACGTGTTGTTGGAGCTGCACTGCAGGCAGAATTGATTAAACAAAAGCGTCCAGGAGGCTTGCTGGCGTAATGGCAACATTCCCCGCGATCACACCCGCATATGGCGCTCAAAAAAGCAGCCAGCCCAACGTCCGCACGGTCCAATACGGAGATGGTTACAGCCAACGGTTGCGTTATGGCTTGAATCAAGATGCAAAGCGATGGGATTTGACTTGGCAAAACATCACCGAAACCAACGCCGACACCATCGAAACCTTCCTTGAAGCCCGCGCTGGCGCCGAGTCTTTCGACTGGACCACGCCAGAAGGCAGCACCGGCAAGTGGATTTGCCCGCAGTGGAACAAAACAATCCCCTACGTCAACCGCGCCACGATCACTGCCACCTTCATCCAAGTGTTTGAGCCATGACCTCAAGCGTCTTTGAAGACCTCATCAGCAGTTCGCCCTACGCGATTATCGAGCTGTTTGAAATTGAACTGCGCCAAGACCTGCACGGCAGCGACGAAATTTACCGCTTTCACAACGGCGTTAACCAAACCATTGCTGCTGGTGACGTGGTGTGGAAAGGCAACAGCTACTACGCCCTGCCTATTGAAGCCGAGGGATTTGAGTACAACGGCAACGGTCAACTGCCACGCCCCAAGATCCGCGTTGCCAACCTCCTCGGCAGCATCTCGGCCATCCTCATCAACATCAACGACGAGACCTTCGGCAATGACCTGACTGGCGCGAAGGTGACACGCATCCGCACCCTGAGCCGGTTTTTGGATGCCGTCAACTTCCCCGGTGGCGTCAACCCCTACGGCACTCCATCCGATATTGAGTTTCCCAAGGAGGTGTATTACGTCGATCGCAAGACGGTTGAAAACCGCGACGTGGTGGAGTTTGAACTGGCCGCTGCGTTTGACCTTGCTGGTGTTCGTGCCCCCAAGCGCCAGTGCATCGCCAACCTGTGCCAGTGGGTCTACCGCAGTGCCGAGTGCGGCTACACGGGCACCAACTACTTCGACGAAAACGACACCCCGCTCAATAGCGTGCCCGCCACCAACTGGCCCAGCGGCTCCAACACGCTGAGTCCTGGCACCACCACCTTTGTGCTTGAGACGCAACTGGTCAGCAGCAATCAGTGGTTTCGCTGGCGCATCGGCTCACGAGGCAACGTATTTGTGCAGGACAAAGCCGGCAACGTTGTGTGGAGCGCCAACACCCAAGACATTGGCGGCTACCGCTTGGAGATGGAAGCCAACGGCAACCTGCGCCTGCTGACCACTGCTGGTGTATCGGTGTGGCGCACGGGCACTGCTTTCCTTGGAACACCTGTCACCGTCACCTACCAAAACTGGGAGCCAACCGACATCCGTGCAGGTCGCAACGGCTCGTTCTTCCACGAAGTCCTAGGCAACGCCGATAGTTATGCCGTCGGCACCACCCGCACCGTCAACTACACCTTCACCTACGAAGGCAAGACGATGACGCTGCAGCTTGCAGCAACTTGCGAGTTGATCCCTGCCGAGGAGGCATCGTTGTACCCCTCTGCCACCAACCGCTGGCGTCAAACCAGTGGCTCTGGAGCTACTGCAACCGTGATCTCCTCCACTGGCCTGTGGAAGCAGGACACCGTATTTAAGGCAACGGTTACCACTGCCCTAAACAACCCATTCCGTTCACCCGTTGGCTACGGCACGCTTGAAACGGTTTCGGCGGTTTATACCATCGCCTCTGTGACTGGCACGGCCAACCGCGCTGTAATCGAAAACAACGGCAACCTTCGCCTATTGAACTCCAGCGATGCCGTGATTTGGGAAACAGGCATCAACAACACCACTGAGCCTCGCGTCATTTCCGGCACCGGCGACCCGCTAAACGATGTATGCGGCAAACGGCTCAGCAGTTGCAAGGTGCGCTTCGGTGAAAACGCGGAGCTGCCCTTCGGCTCATTCCCAGGCGTTGGAGCTTCCTACTAATGAAAAGCTGGCAGAAGGCAGCAGTTGAGCACGCATTGGCCGAAGCGCCACGGGAAGCCTGCGGCTTGGTGGTTGTGATCAAAGGACGCGAACGGTACTGGCCATGCCAAAACCTTGCCCCCACCGCCGACGACTTCTTCCTGCTGGATCCCGCCGACTACGCCGATGCCGAGGACGCCGGTGAGGTGGTTGCTGTCTTCCATAGCCACCCGAAAACACCCGCCACCCCCAGTGACGCCGATCGCCTCGGGTGCACCAAATCCGGCCTGCGCTGGTACATCGTCAACCCCGGCACGCTGGCATGGTGCGAGATCGCCCCAAGCGACTACAAGGCACCGTTAATCGGGCGGCAGTGGGTCTGGAGCATCAGCGATTGCTGGACACTGGTCCGCGACTGGTACGCCGAAACCTGGGGTCTAGAACTGCCTGACTGGGAGCGCCCGCTTGACATGGACGGCTTCACCACCAACCCGATGTTCGATGGTTGCTGGAAGGAGGCAGGTTTTGTTGAGGTGCCGCTGGAAACGATGCAGGTCGGAGACGCCATCTTGATGTCGTTGGATGGATCGTCCGGCTTGAATCACGTCGCGGTGTACGTGGGTGAGCAGCAAATTCTTCACCACATTCGCGGACGGCTTAGTTCCCGCGACATCTACGGCGGCTACTATCAAAAGCAGACGGGGCGAGTGCTCCGCCACTCCAGTAGGTGCCGCTGATGAGGGTCATCAAGGTCTACGGCAGCCTGGCTAAATTCCTCGGCCACCGCAGCTTCAAAGCAGCAGTCAGCACCCCTGCGGAGGCAATTCGTTTCCTGCTGGCCAACTTCCCAAAGCTGGAAGGGCACATGGCGCAGCACCATTACAAGGTGACAACTGGACGCCTGCAGCTTGCGATTGCCGACCATCCGGAAGTGCTGGGTTATCCCGTTGCCGAAAGCGAGCCGATCCGCATCATCCCTGTTGTCGCTGGTGCAGGTAGCGGTTTCGGTCAGATTGCGGCTGGTATTGGTCTTGTGGCGCTAGCGATCTTGGCCGGACCTGCCGCTGGAGGTTTTCTCGGCGTTGGTTTTGGTGGAGCAGCCGGATCTGCATTGTTGGGAGGTGCTGCAGCTCAAGCTATAGGCGCTGTCGGTTTATCACTGGCGCTGGCAGGTACCGCTCAACTATTAACACCAACAGCACAAACATCAGCCGTAACAAGTGGCACCGATAGTTTCAACGATCCACGCAAGTCCTATAGCTTCAGCGGCATCCAAAACGTAAGCCGTCAAGGTGTACCTGTACCGATTGTTTACGGCGAGACGATTGTTGGCTCAGTCGTCATTTCGTCCGGCATTAACACCGAGGAGATTGCAGCGTGATGAGCGACCGTCAGATTGCTGGTTCTGGTGGCGGTCAGCCTTCTTACTCGGCGCCTTCGCCGCCCAGCGTTCAACGTGACAACCTCGAATCTAAGCAATACGCCCGCATCGTCGATCTAATTAGCGAGGGCGAAATTGAAGGCTTCCCATCCGCTCGCGCTTATACCCGTGGCACGGATTCCTACAACCGCGCTCTCCTCAAGGACATTTACATCGAAGAAACACCACTGGTGCGAGCCGGTGCTGATGCAAGCCAGCCATACCAGGACGCAGATTTCAACTTCAAAGGCATCGCAATCAATCCGCGTTACGGCACGCAAAACCAGACCTACCTGACAGAGACTGGTACATCAACACAAGAAGAAAGCGGCGTTAATGTCAAAGTCCTTCAAGCCTCGCCCGTTACTCGCAGTATTACTGATGTCAACGTCAACGCCGTTCGCGTAACAATATCGGTTCCGCAACTGCAAAAGATCTTCAACGACGGTGGCATTGAAGGCACACAAATTGATCTTGAAGTCCGCCTCTCCTACAACGGCGGTCCCTACACCACAGTTCTAACTGACACCATCAAAGGTCGCACCACAGACCTATATCAACGCAAATACAAGATCGACTTCACGCAAGCGCCGCCTGTTGATGTGCGCGTGGTGCGTATCAATGCAGATCCCGCTGTCTCTGGCAATTACACAATCCTGAGTGACTTTTACTGGGCCAGTTACACCGAACTGATCTATGCAAAGACCGCCTACCCCAACAGCGCCGTCGTTGGCATCCTCGCTGACGCCGAACAATTCAGCAGCTTTCCGCAGCGTTCCTATCGCATCCGTGGCATCAAAATTGCCCTTCCCAGTAACGCCACCGTCGATGCAACCAATGGCCGGCTGATTTACAGCGGTGTCTTCGACGGCACCTTCCAAAGCGCCAAGTGGTGCAGCGACCCGGCATGGATCCTGTGGGATCTCCTTACATCGACCCGCTACGGATTCGGCGATTACATTGCCGCCGCCAGCTTGGACAAATTTGCGTTCTATGCGGCCAGTGTTTATTGCAACGAGCTGGTGCCAAATGGTTTCGGTGGCACTGAACCCCGCTTCTCCTGCAACGTCAGCATCCAGACCCAAGAGGAGGCATACAAACTCATCAACGATCTGTGCTCAGTTTTCCGCGCCCAACCGTTCTGGAGCACCGGCAGCCTGACGATTGCGCAGGATCGCCCCACTGACCCCACCTTCGTCTTCAACCAAGGCAACGTCACCCCCGAGGGTTTCACCTACAGCAGCAGCAGCCTCAAAACGCGCCACACCGTTGCCGTTGTCAGCTACTTGGATCTCGAAACCCGCGAGACCGCCTACGAGATGGTGGAAGACACCGACGCCATGCGGAAATACGGCGTCAACAAAGTCGAGATTGCTGCCTTTGCCTGCACCAGTCGTGCTCAGGCCCGCCGCGTTGGCGAGTGGCTGCTGTATTCAGAGCAACGGCAAGGCGAGGTCATCAGCTTCGCTACGGGCATTGCCGAAGGCACCCAAGTCCGTCCCGGTCAGATTGTGCAGGTGGCTGATCCTGTCAAGGCAGGCCGCTTCCGCGCTGGACGCATCACAGGCGGCACCGCACTGGCAGTCACGCTGGATCGCTCAGCAGAAGACATGTTCGCTGACGGTATGCCCGCCACCATGGATTTCAGCGTGGTCTTACCTACTGGTGTCAGTCAAACCATAACCGGCATCAACGGCACCGCGCTAAACGGCAGCACCCTGACCCTGCCGTCATCTTTGGATCTGGTGCCCACTGTCGGCTCCACTTGGGCGATCTCCACCAGCAGCGTCAATACCCAGCTCTACCAAGTGCTCACGGTGCAGGAGCAGGAAGGCGGCCAGACCTTTGCCATCACCGCACTGCTGCATGAAACCGGCAAATACGACTACATCGAACGCGATATTCCACTGGTGGCGCGGGACATCAGTGAACTGGATGTAGCACCCGCAACACCGCAGGGCCTTGGCGCCACCGAACTGCTGTACGAATCCAACGGCCAGGTGCTCTCCAAGTTGATCGTGAGCTGGCAGCCGGTTGAAAATGCACCGCGTTACATCTTCCGCTACCGCTACAACAGCGGCAACTGGACCACCCTGACCACCCGCTCACCTGACTACGAAATCCTTAACAGCGAGGTCGGCCTCTACGACTTTGAGCTGCAGGCCGAAAGCAGCGGTTTCAAGCGCTCTGGTACGGCAACAGCCAGCTTCAACGCCCTTGGCAAGACCGCACCACCGGCCAGCATCCCGGACCTGTTCATCGCACCGATTGACGACCACAACGCAGAGTTGCATTGGCCGCAAGCGGTTGACCTTGACGTTCGCATCGGCGGGCAGGTCCGCATCCGCTACACCCCGAACATCGGCGTCAACGCCACCTGGGGCCGCGCCAACGACATCGTTCCTGCGGTCAACGGCAGCAGCACCCGCAAAATTGTCCCGCTGCTGGAGGGCACCTACCTCATCCGCGCTGTCGATAGCACCGGCAACGAATCTGCCGACGTGGCAACCGTGGTGGTGGACCTGCCCGCCCCGCAGGACATTTACCTGATCGAGGAATACCGCGAGGACGACGACGCCCCGCCATTCCAAGGCACCGCCACCGATATGTTCTATAGCGCCGATGAAGGCGGCCTAGTCCTAACCTCCACCGGCTTGATCGACGACATCCCGGACTGGGACGCCATCAGCAGCGTTGATTTCTATGGCGCCACCAGCACCAGCGGCAGTTACCAGTTCCTGAACACGCTGGACCTCAGCAACGTCTACGACATTGACCTGCGGGCAATCCTGCTGACCCGCGCCTTCCAGCCTGGTGATGCTTGGGACGAGCGTACCGAACTGATCGACGAGTGGGACGACATCGACGGCGACGACCTCAGCGCAGTCAACGCCGAGCTCTACGTGCGAACAACCAACGACAACCCCAGCGGCACTCCGACCTGGAACGATTGGCAGCCGTTCGTCAATGGCACCACCCGTGGCCGAGCCTTCCAGTTCCGCGTTGATGCCACCAGCAACAACCCCGCGCAGAACATCCTGATCGACGAACTCGGTGTTGTTACACAATTCCAAAGGCGGACGGAAACCCAGCGCAACCTCAGCAGTGGTGCTGCCGCTTACACCGTCACCTTCCCAACTGCGTTTTATGCTGCCCCAAGCATTGGCATCACAGCGCAAGATATGGCCACCGGCGACTTCTTCACACTGTCAAGTATTAGTCGCACCGGATTTACGGTGACCTTCAGAAACAGTGGGGGTAGCATGGTGAGTAAGACCTTTGACTACCAAGCCGTTGGCCACGGCAGGCAGATTACCTAATGGCACAGGCAACTGACTATTCGCTAGCCAACCAGTCGGGCGCAAACTTCCGCTCGGAGCTGAACACGATCCTTGCGGCGATCGTCAGCCAGAACAGCGGCTCGACCGCCCCGACCACCACCTACGCCTTCCAGTTCTGGATCGACACCGGCGTCAGTCCGGCTCTGCTCAAGATCCGCAACGCCGCCAACAGCGCCTTTATCACGGTGGGCGATGTTACCGCCACCAACCTTGGCCTGCTGACCAGCACCAGCGCCGCGAGCACCTACCTCGCCTTGGCTGGTGGCACGGTTACCGGCGCACTGGAGATCGGCACGGCTGGCTCGCTGGTGTTTGAGGGCAGCACCGCTGACGGCTTTGAGACCACGCTGGCGGTGACCGACCCAACGGCTGACCAGACCGTCACGCTGCAGAACGCCACCTACACCGTGGCTGGCACGAACATCAATCAGAACTTCACCGTTGCCCAGCGCGGCACGATCACGGCACTGACCGATGGGACGACCATAACCCCCGATTTCTCAGCAGCAAACTTCTACTCACTAACCATCGGTGGGAACAGAACACTTGCCAACCCAACGAACCTGACGGCGGGGCAAAGCGGGGTGATCGTGATTACGCAGGACGGCACGGGTGGCCGGACCTTGGCGTTTGGCAACTACTGGAAATTCCCGGGAGGTACGGCACCGACGCTTACGACGACCGCCAATGCTGTTGATGTACTGGCGCTGTATGTCGAATCCGCCACCCGCATTTCCGCCCGCCTGATCTCGGACCTCAAATGAGCGTTATCAATAACGGCATCCTGCTTGGCGCTGGCGCTGACGCTGCGGTGGGTTACCAGATCTCCAGAAGCCTCAGGTTCAACTCCGCCGATTCGGCCTACCTCAACCGCACTCCCGGGTCTGCTGGCGACCGAAACAAGTGGACCTTTTCGTGCTGGGTCAAGCTTGGAGCAGGTCTTGCTAATAACATTTTTTCTGTTTTTACAGCCAATAGTGGAAACACCGGTCTCATAATTCGCAGCGGCTCAGTGGGAAGTCCTTATCAGATTGAATTTTTTACTCAGTCTGGCGCAACTGTTCCTCTTGATTTAATCACAACCAGAGTATTTAGAGACTATGGAGCATGGTTTCATCTCTTATTTTATTTTGATCTTGCAAATTCCACTCAAGCCGATCGAGCACAAATCTACATCAACGGAGTTCGCGAAACAAATTTTTCCACTAATACTAATACGATAAGCACATCCTCTGTTGGCCGCGACATTAACAATACGTCCGAGCACAGAATAGGCGCGGGCAATGGCTATGCAGACGGCTACCTAGCCGACGTACACTTCTGCGACGGATACGCCTACGACCCCAGCTATTTCACCGAAACCGACGCCATTACCGGCCAGCTCATACCCAAGGCTTTCACCGGCAGCTACGGCACCAACGGCTTCAGGCTGCCCTTCTCGGATAACTCGGGCACGACGGCCGCGACCCTTGGCAAAGACAGCGCAGGCAGCAACAACTGGACGCCAAACAATTTCTCAGTGGCATCTGGTGCGGGCAACGATTCGCTCGTTGATTCACCCACCGGCTATGGCACGGACACTGGTGCGGGGGGTGAGGTAAGGGGGAATTACTGCACTTGGAACCCGCTAGATAACGCTGGCACGCTGGCAAACGGGAATCTTGATTTCAGTCAAAGTTCCGCAGCTTTTAGAAATGTTCGCTCTACTTTTGCCATCTCATCTGGCAAATGGTATTGGGAAGGTACTGTATCCACGCTTGGTGGCGCAGCGTACATCGGTATAGGCACCGCAGCGGCAAGCCTGACCAGCAACATTGGTGATTCAAACACTTTCGGATACGTCAACGACGGCAAAAAACAATCTGGCAATACGGCCGCCGTTACTTATGGCGCAAGTTACACAACCGGCGATGTCATCGGAGTCGCATTTGATGCGGACAATGGCACTCTGACGTTTTACAAAAACGGAACCAGTCAGGGGCAGGCGTATTCAGGTTTAACGTCTGGACCTTATTTCTTTATGGTCACAGGTTATAACGGAACACTTTGGGCCGCTAACTTTGGCGCTAGGGCGTTCTCCTCAACCGCCCCCTCCGGCTACAAAGCACTGTGCTCGCATAATCTCCCAGAGCCGACCATCCTCCAAGGCAATACCGCGATGGATGTGGCGCTCTACACCGGCAACGGCAGCACGCAGACGATCACGCTGACGGGTGGAATGAGCCCCGATCTGGTGTGGATTAAAGGTCGTAGTGTCGCTTATGGTCACCGTTTGCTGGATATTGTACGAGGCGCAACAAACGCTCTAGCTTCGTCCTCAACTGCTGCTGAGTTTGTTGAATCTAATGGTGTAACAGCATTTAATGCTACTGGATTTAGCTTGGGTAGCGATGTTGTTTACAATGAAAATGCGAGTACATTCGTCGCCTGGGCCTGGGACGCCGGCAGCTCCACCGTCACGAACACCAGCGGCAGCATCAGCAGCCAAGTCAGGGCATCGGCCACCAATGGCTGCAGTGTGGTCACCTATACGGGTACGGGATCGAACGCCACGGTGGGTCATGGCCTTGGCGTGGCACCGAGCCTGATAATCGGCAAAGCTCGCAGCTTCACACAGGTCTGGGTGGCTGGTCATACTTCCATTGGTTGGGGCAATTATCTGCTCTTAAACGCCACAGATGCCTCCACTTCGAGCGCCAACGTATGGAATAATACAGCTCCTACTTCCACAGTATTTAGTCTTGGAACTGGTACCGGCTTGAATACATCAAGCGCTACCTACGTCGCCTACTGCTTCGCCCCTGTGGCTGGTTTTAGCGCCTTTGGAAGTTATACGGGCAACGGCAGCACGACCGACAATACGTTCGTCTTCACGGGGATGCGCCCCCGATTCGTCCTACTGAAGCGCAGTGACTCCACCGGCAACTGGGTAATTTGGGACGCAGTTCGCAACAGCTACAACGTGGCAAACAGCATTATTTTGCCAAACACCTCTGCTGCCGAATACAGCCCAGATGCCAAGATCGACATTCTGAGCAACGGATTCAAGGTTCGGGATAACAGCAGCGACTCAGGAACTAATGCGGCCACCTACATCTACGCCGCCTTCGCGGAGTCGCCCTTTAAGTATTCCCGCGCTCGCTAACCTTCATTTACGGACCTAGACCCATGCCCTACGCACTTCCTGATGGCCGCACCCTCCCGATGGACACCCCATGGGAGTACGAAAACATCAATTACCCCGCCAACTGGCTGCGTCTGAGCACTGAGCTGGACCGCGATCGCCTTGGCATCGTCTGGGTGCCCGACCCCGAACCGTACGATCAACGCTTCTACTGGGGCTATGACGCTGAAGGTCATCTGATCCCGAAGGATCACGCCCAACTCGTTGATCAGTGGGTGACCCAAACCCGCGCCACCGCCAACACCTTGCTGGCCCCCACCGACTGGATCATCATCCGCGAAGCTGACAACGGCAAAGCGGCTGACCCGGTGCTGAAGACCTGGCGGGAGGAGATTCGCCTGGCAACCGGCGCCAAGGTGACCGAAATCCGTGACACAGCCGATACGCCGGCGTTGGCGGCATACATTACTGGTGCTGATTACCCCGTCTGGCCAAGTGACCCATATAGCCCTGCTCCTGCTGGCGATGCTCCTGCTGATGGGGTGGGCGCTTTTAGCGATGGCGGGTTCACAGGGTCCCATGACGCCGGACTCGAATAATGGCCGTAAAGAGTAAGGTTGGCGCCAAGGTCGTTCAGCACCAGCCGGGCAAACCGAAACGCACATCTATCGGCCAAGGCCAACACTCTCGTCCACGCAATCGCAAAAAGCTCCGCGGGCAAGGCAAAGGCTAGTGGATGACCGCACAAAGCAGAACTGGGAAAAAGTCAAACTGGCACTAGAAGCCGCTGGTAAGACCGATTCCTTTTTCTACATTCGTGCGGTCGCTATCTTAAAAACCGGGCGCGACCCGGAAGACTCCCCAACGCCGAATAAGATATAAGTAGATCCACTGGTACCCGTGGCCGAAACCCCGTCTGACACTGGTTTTTGGCGGGGCGTCAAGCAAGAAGCCGCAGCCGGTCTACTGGTACTTCTTGCCGGCGGCGCCATCACCGGCATCGGCTATTTGGTGTACACAGTGCCATCCCAACTGGAGCGTGTCATCCAAAATCAAGAGCAGTTCAAAACCCGCGTTGGTGAACTGGAAGACACCGTAAAAGATCACGACGTTCGTATTATCAAACTGGAGCTGAGACGCTGATGTCTGTCATCCACACCACCGAATACGACGGCGGCTATTCCCTGGATCAACTCATCGGCGACTCCGGCGACATCTACTACCGCGCCTGCAAAGACAGCGTGTGCCGCTACGCCGAAGACCACTACATCGCCATGATGTATCTCGAAGGCATGGGCTGGGACCCTAAGCAACAAGACCCCCAGTAACCCAATAAATAATCTGATCCTCCCGCTCCTCCGTCCAAAACGGCTGGCGTCTGTACCACTCAATCCAATCCTCCGACGACTTAGCAATATTGCACGCAAAACAGCACGCCACCAAATTCTGCTGGTGCGTCAAACCCCCCTTCATTTTTGGGTGCACGTGATCCAGCGTTGCAGCACGCCCCAGGTCATCCCCGCAATACGCGCAGCAGTTATCCCAATCGCTCAGGATTGATTGCCTAAACCTTAACTTTGCCTCTTTTTTGTTTAAGTATTCGCCATCTTCGATGCGATGGTCCATACCCGGCAGTGGCTACCCGAACGGTAGCCGTAGAAACTATTACGTGCTCTGGCGCTCTTGTCTACTACAGCTAAACTTCATTGGAACTACTGATTTCTCATGGACGACAAGAC